ACCTCGGGCGTCGCGCTTATCGATGAGTGCCAAACACTCAGCGCTGAGGTCGCGCATAAAGCGCTCGGTCGTCTGCGATCAGGGCCGAGCCCGACGCTGATACTTGTTGGTCTGCCTGTCGCAGATGCCTGGTGGTGTCAGATGGCAGAGGATGCCGGCAACCCTCCTCTGCTCTTCACCTCGTATGTAAACGAGGCAAATCTATCAGAGGCTTGGTTTGAGGCGACTGAGCTCCTGCCAGAGGACGAGCGCGAGGCGATGGTCATGAATCGACCAAAGCCACCAAGCGGACTCGTCTATCAGGAGTTCAGCATCGAGTCTCATGTGATCGACGACTTTGCATACTCGCCTGAGATGACAGGGCGCATCGCGATCGACTGGGGATTCAGAAAGCCGAGCGTCTTGATCTTGGTTTATGACGAGGCGCGCGAAGCGTCGGTGGTAGTGCACGAGATCAACCCGCAAGAGGTCACGATCAGGCAGCTTGCTGAGATGATCCTGCGTATCGCTTGGCCTCGTGCGCTCAAAGATCAAGCGCCCGGCCCTCGTATCTGGCTCGATGCAGGATGCGCAGACAAGGCAGGCAAGGCACGCAACGACCAGACAGGGCGCAGCGCGTTTCGTGAGGTTGCCAAGCCGATCGATGCAGGTGGCATCGGTATGCCGTTGCGACATACAACCGACCCAGTGCGCACCGATGTGCTGAACGGTGTGCAGAAGCTCAAGCGCGCCTTTGCTCGCAGTCGTTACTTGATCACGCGCGAGGTATGGACAAAGGGCGAGCGCGCTACAGGTAACAGTCTGCGAAAGGCGCTCATGTCCTATGCTTGGGATACGAAAGAGCAACCAAAGAAAGACGGTCGCGAGGATCCTCTTGACGCACTGCGCTATGACTGCATCTTTAACTATTGGGCCGATGAGGTAAGCAGGAGCTCATACACACCAAGACTCAAGCCGAATCGCACCAAGCGCGCAGGCATTGTCACCGACCGAAGGGGATTTTAAATGGCAGATCCAACATTGACACCGGGGCTCCTCGATAAGGTGCTCGATCCTGAGAATCTCGTCGCAGTCGTAACGGTCGGTATCATGTACATGCTTTATACTTGGGTCAACAAGCGCTTTGAGCTAGAGAAGCAAGAGCAAGATGAGATCATCGAGAGGCTTGACGACTATCATGATGAGCTCCTCAAACTCGAGGGCCAGATTGAGGCTCTTAGAAAGCAGATCGATCGTGAGTAGTTATCCCTATCTATCAGAAGAGGATCTGCAACGTATCGACCTCACAGCAGACGAGCCGAGCTCAGCTGTCGACCATCCTCAGCACTATCATGCTGAGTCAGGCGTCGAGGTGATCGACGCGATCGAGGCGTGGGGTCTTGGCTTCTGCCTTGGCAACGTGATCAAGTACGTCGCGCGCTCAGGTCATAAGCACGACACCCGAGAGGATCTGCAGAAGGCGCTCTGGTATCTGACCCGAGAGCTCAGCAGGTTTGAGGATAAATAGACAGTAAGAACGAAAGAGAGAGTATGTGGATAATTCCAAAACTCTTACACACATCAGCCTATGTGCAGGATATGGCGGCATTGATCTCGGACTATCAAGAGCTCTCGGAGCTGTGCGAACAATCGCTTTTAGTGAGATCGAAGCCTTTGCCTGTGAAAACTTGGTCGCGAAGATGGAAGCAGGCTGGCTCGATGCCGCACCTATCTGGACGAATCTTAAAACCTTCCCTTGGGCGCAGTTTCGCGACAAGGTGGACATCCTGTCAGGTGGCTTCCCTTGTCAGCCATTCTCATCAGCAGGCAGACGAGCAGGAGACGATGACCCAAGACACCTTTGGCCTTCCATCGTCAGAGGAATCAGAGAGCTGGCACACCCTGCCCTTGTTTTCTTTGAAAATGTTGAGGGGATCATCTCAAGCAAGCTCAAGAGCGATGGATGGGCCGATCCTGTCGGGACGCCTGTTCTGCTCCATGTCCTCCGCGAGTTGGAGAGACTGGGTTATCAAGCAGCGGCAGGATTATTCTCAGCGCGTGAAATCGGTGCGCCCCACCAACGAAAACGAGTGTTCATTATGGGTGTGCGCTCCGATCTCAGCGACACAGGGCGCGCTCTTGTTTCAGAGCTGCTCAGCGCCACAGAGCGAGGACATGTGGCTGACACCTGCGACAACGGCAGGGACAGCCAAAGAGCCACTCTACACAGCACAGGGAGAGCCGTGGACAGGAGAGGGGCGAGCGTATCGAAAAAACGGTATGCACAGAACGCTGACCCTAAATATGCAGGTCGATGCACAGTCACAGAGCGAGGGCAAGATATGGGGAACGGCTCGCGTTGGAGCGTCCAATGCTCCTGCGGGCGGGGGAAACCCAAGCAAAAAAGATCACAAATACAGGTTGGAGAATCAAGTGCAGCCTACCCAGCCCCAAGAGGTGCAGAGCAGTATGAATGGGAACCGCCCAGAACTACAGGGAAAAAAACACAAGTTAAACCCTCGATGGGTGGAGACGCTGATGGGGCTCCCCATTGGGTGGACTATGCCGAGCTGTGCGAATCCGTGGACAATCGAACAGATGAGCTGCGCTTGCTCGGAAATGGAGTCGTGCCAGCGACAGCAGAGCGAGCCTTTCGAGTCTTGTGGGACAAAATAAAATAATGGCCTAGCAAGACGCGCGACTTGCTAGGCCATCTGAGGCAGCTGCTCGATGTAGGGTTATACCGAGCGGCTCCGCTCCATTCAAGGAGGCTCTCTTGTTAACATACGCTCACAGAGATTTCAAGTGGTGTACGCGCTGTCGATCTTGGGTGCCTCGCGAGGGCGAGCATTATTGGCGCTGGTCGCAAGTCATCTGTCACAGCAGGCCACCAAAGATCGAGCTCGCTATCTTTAAGGCTCGAGGCGAATGGCCTAAAGACAAGCCTTGACAGATCGCTGTGTTATGATGACACTAGCAGTGACGAATGGACTAGCACGACGATTAAGCCGAGACACCCAACCAGAGGGATCGATGCGCAAGCTAGACCATGCAGCAGACACCGATGAGGCTCCACGCCACATGCGCGCCTTGCATCCTCGCTTTTCTGTGCGAGGCATAAGCGGCACGCAGCTCAGCGGTGGCATGATCTCAGGCTATGAGCGCAACGCTCAGCTAACCGGGCTCAACTGGGTGCGTGAGGCTGAGGACATGCTGCGCACCGATCCGGTCGTGCGTCGATCTTGGCACATGCTCAGGCAGACCCTGCTCTCTGCAACCTGGCGCTTTGAGTCGGCAGACGATCTCGACCCAGTATGCAACGAGCTCGCGCGCTTTAGTAACGAGTGCTTTGGGTTTGATGGCTACGCAGGTCAGATGTCGCAGTCTTGGGAAGAGCAACTATCATACCTACTCGAGTTTGTGCCTTTAGGGTATCGATATGCCGAGGAGGTTTATCGAGTCGGCCCTGACTTCAACGGCAAGACTAGAGTCTGGCTCGACCTCTATGCTGATCGAGAGCCGAGCGCGCATCTGCGTTGGTTGTCTCGTGATAATCAGCAGCTCGACGGAGTACAACAGCAGGTTGTTGGTGTAGGCAAGACGCCTGAGCCGATCCCTGCTAACAAGCTTCTCTTGCTCACGTTGAATCGCACCGGCTCCAACTTCGAGGGCTCAGGTATGTTGCGCCCTGTCTGGTGGTGGTGGCGCACAAAGCAAAAGGTCAGCAATCTGATGTGCGTCGGTGTCGATCGTTGGGCAGTGCCGACACCTCGCGTCAAGGTCGATCGATCGGTTGCTGAGATGCACGGTTTAACCGATGCAGACATTAACGCGATGATCGATGAGGCAGAGGCACAGGCGCAGGCTTTCCTCAGTGCTGAGCAAGCTTATCTGATCGATAATCCGGTCGTGAGCTTTGATCAGTATGCGAGCGCGCCTAACCTATACGCGCAAGGCCCTCTCGACATCATCAAAGAGTGCGACAACCAAATCTCGCAAGCTTTCCTCGCGCAGTTCGCAAACCTCGGGATCACCGACACTGGCTCGCGCTCTGTTGGTGAGGTGCATCTGTCAGTGTTCCGACGAGCTGCGATTAACCTCTGTGACATCGTCGCGTCTGCTGTCTCTGGGGTCGACCGAAGAGGCGCAGGCACGATCGGCAGGTTGATTCGATGGAATTACGGCACAATCGACCCAAGCAAGTTACCTCGCCTCGTGCACACCGGACTCGATACCGACGATCTAGCAGATTCACTCGCGATGCTGCCTCAGCTTGTGACCTCCGGTCTGCTTACACCAGACGACGAGCTCGAGCGCGCCATAAGGGAGCGTCTCGGAGCTGGCGACCTACCCGAGGAGGCACAGCGATCTTCGCTCGAGAGAACAGCAAGCGCAGGTAACGTCGCATCACTTGCAGAGGCAGCGATCAGGAGGCGTCGTGGCTAAGACCAAAGCTCAAACGCCTGCGCCAAAGAGTGATCAGATTAAGGGATCTAAGACGAACCCCGAGGGCTCAGCATCGAGCAAGCGAGGTGGCATCGAGATCTCTGAGAGCATCGCGCGCGCTCTGCAAGGTATGGTCGACAAGCATAACGATCGATACAAAGCAAAGAGCAAGAAAGTCGACCTCGGCTCGCTTAAAGCTGTATTCAGGCGAGGCGCAGGCGCTTTCG